TTTGTTTTGCAATAAAAAGAACATAGGTAAAATATACAAAATGTTCACATGTAGAAGTAAAAAAGTAAACTCATACATAAGAAAAATTGCTAATATATAATGATTAAGATTGAGTTTTCTCACACGCTAAAACACTCATTGTTTTAGTCGTATACAATCATGTTAACCATAACATATTTTAATAACTTGGCGTTTAATGCGTTTCAAATTAAGATTAAATGAAGCAACAGTGATATAAAATGGAAATATATTATTATAACGTTATATAATTGTGATAGTTGCTATACACCAAAATGGTGCGTCGATTATATAGATCATTTGTTAGATGAGGATCTACTACTCACCTTTGCCGCATCGATAAAGAATTGTGTATATTTTCTATGATTAGTATCGATGACTTTTGAATCAGTTGCATTATTATTAGTATTCTCTACAACTTCAATATCAGCTTGATCACAAAATTTTAAGAATTTATCCTCCAATTCTTTAAACTTCTTCTCCATTAATGTGACCTCTGGTAATATTGGTATACCAGTTGATATAGCTAAATTTGGAGTCCTCATTACTTGCAAACTACTACCAATAGTTGTACTAGCAGATGTTGTTATTGTATGTGGAAATGTCACACCTGACACACCTTGTATATATAAATCAGTACAATTAATAAACTGTACTAAATTAATAGTTCCTTCTCCACTTCCATTAACTGCTTGAGCATTATTCTGAAATATACTATAAACTGCAGCTGGACTATACATAGTGCATCCATAATAAGCTGTTGTATTTATATTAGTACCGGTAACATTTGAACCCGCATACATACTCCAAGTCAGCATATAATAACCAGGTCCATTGAACAATATTTCAGTCCCTCCACCAGGACCTGGATTTGTATATGGTAAACCTTGCGAATTATTGGATGAAGGACTCAAAAAGAATGTATTAACTGAAGTCCCACTAGGACAGACATATGAATAAGCATATGTCTGTATATTAAAAACAGTATTAGGTCTTGGTATAAAAAACTCTACATCATACTCAACCCATAATTGACCAATAATACTAGTTATAGGATTGCCATTTGTAGCTATATAAAACACACCATAATCATTAAATGGTGCTGAATTTGGATTATGAACTATATACCTAACTGGTAAAGGGTCATTTTTTGTGTTAACCTTAATTATTAAATCTTTATCGATACGAGTCTCTTTAAATCCTTGATAAGTCAACATAGTTGTTTGATCCCCAAATATAGAATCCATTGGGTCATAAACAACACCCATTATAACAACCCCTAGGGCACCACCACTAGTGTAATTTGATGTTGTTGATTTAAAATGAAATTTCATATTTTTCACTCTATATTTCTCATAACTGGGTGCAACTGATGACACCCATGGAAATAAAGATATATTAGTCATAGATATTGGAAAATTCTGGTTAACAAATGTAGTCGAACCATTAATATTAGTAACAAACTCTCTTTTTCGTATAAAAATTGGTTCACCTATTCTATCATTAAGTCTAGATGACTTACCAACATTATACACTTGCTTTCTACTTTTATCACGTTTCATAAATTTTCCTTTTTCTAGAAAACCTAGAGATTTTGTTATCTTACGATCTACTTTAGATTTTCCTTTTTCATATTTAATAGCTCCCTTGACTATAGTTTTCTCTGCTTTCTTTATTTGGCTCTTTAAGCTTTGAGCTCTACCATAAGGTGTCTTTGCACCCATGGTGAATGTTGACATTTTGTTATAGTTGATTTGGTAATTTATATGCCGAGCGCGTTCCTTTATAGACATTTAAGTCAGCATATTGTATACCTGAGTACATCGTCCACAAATCATCATCTGACTTGTAATTAGATACAATTCTATCATAATATTTATTATTTCTATCTAATTTTTGTAATAAAAACAACCACAAATCAGAAAACCATTTTCTACAAGACACGCAAGCAAAAGTTTCGTTTCTTAAACCTGCACACCTAACCATGGAATTTTCCAACCTCTCTTCTTTTGCATCATTAAATATCAACATTGATGATCGCATTTTTTCACAATCTATGTGTGGCATATACATATAATAACCATTTGGTAAATGAACATATTTAAATTCATGACCTATAAATGTGGAATCAACAAATCTAGTGAATCCTTGCCTCTCAAATTTATATTCCATACCTATTAATGCACTATGATTTGTTATTGCTAACTGGTTAAAATGCTCTTGTATATCCGGGTGAATTGATAATAATATATCATCTCCTACTAAAGCCAGTCTTGTATATTTTTTAAAATTCTCATAATTTTTATAGTTGACAGGCATACACAACAAAAATAAACAAAACACATCTATAAAATTCTTCAATATATTATCTGGTGTGGTTGAACCTTGTCCACTAATGTTACCACCATTCTTTCTTTTATAAACACAACCATCTATATCGACAATATTGGCC